TTCCCGAGGTGCTCCGCGATCTGGACGGCGACGTGGACACCCTTGCCGTCGTAGACGCGGCCGAGGAAAAGCAGGTAATCGCCCTTCCCGGCGCGGAACTCGAAGTCCTCTGGGGCGAACGAGTTCGGGATAACCACATCGTACCAATTGACGAGGTTGCACGTGGCCACGGCTTGCATGCCGTAGTGGGCGTGCATGAGCGCGTAGCTCTCAAACACCTTCCACTTGGCGAAGCTCGACGCATAGCCGATGCCGGACTCGACCACGATCATGTCGGCGTGCGCATCGGCGACCGCCGCATGGCCATGGCCGAAAGGGCAGAGCAGAAAATCGCGCGGCTGCTTGCGCCAGCCCACGGCGGCGATCGCGTTCTCGTTGAACGTCCGGTAAGGATGGCTATCGAGCTTGAAGTCGAGGTAGTGCTCGGGCAGGCCGATGTCCCCGCGCCACGTGACAGCAACGTGCTCGTCGCAGGCAACGTTCGAGTCCTCGTTGCCGTAATGGATCACATGGTGGCCGCGGCCGCGGAGCATCGCGCAGAGCTTCGCGACCTTCTGCGTGAACGCGCAGCAAAGCCAGTCGCGGTTCGTCGCGGTGTGCGGCACACCGAGGACGTGAAAGCGCATCACCAATATTCCGTGATGAAGACGGCTCCGCTATAGCCGGCCCCTCCGGCCGCGTTTCCTCCGCCGCCGCTGGTTCCCATCGTGGCGCCGCCCCCGCCGCCTCCATAAAACGTGGCAGGCTGGCCGTTCGTATAACTCCCGACGGGCCCATTGGGTGCAGCGCCGCCTCCGCAGTAACTATTGGCTCCAGCTCCAGCTGGAACCTGGACGTAGGCGTTATTGCTCATGAAGCCCGGGCACCCGTTCATTCCCGGAAACGCTACGCCGTTGACCGTGCCGCCTACGGTGGCCCCGCCCCCAGGTGACACACCGGAGGCGGCCTGTCCGCCGTAAGCCGTGCACAAGTTGCCGACCATGGTGGTCCCGCCGGGACCTTGGCCGCTTGTGTTGGCGTAGCCTCCGGCGCCGATCGTGATTGGCTGTGAAGCGCCGATCTGCACCGCCGAGACGATCGAGCGCGAATAGCCGCCCGAACCTCCGCCTCCGCCGATGGTGTAGAAATAGCTTCCGACCGGTCCCTGATAAGCTCCGCCGCCGCCGCCGCCGATGGCCTCGATGACGGCCATCATCAAGCCAGGCGACGGCGTATATGTGCCGGAGGACGTAAACCCGACGATCCGGCGCGGCAGGGCCCCAGCCGGACCGGTGGCCCCTGAAGCTCCCGGTGGCCCGCTGGCTCCCGCAGCACCGGCCAGGCCTTGCGGCCCCGTCGCTCCCGACAGTCCCTGCGGACCGCTGGCACCGGGCGGCCCCACGGAGCCCGACGCCCCGCCTGGACCGGTTGGCGCTGGAGGGCCGCTCGGCCCTGGCGGACCGCTCGGCCCAGTCGGCCCCGCGCTCGGTCCCGTTGCGCCCACTGGACCTATCGGGCCGCTCGGCCCTTGCGGACCGGTCGCGCCGATCGGCCCCTGCGGACCGGACGGCCCCGTCGGTCCAGTTGCGCCGCTGGCTCCTCCTCCAGGACCCATCGGGCCTGAAGGGCCGCTCGGTCCTTGAGGACCTGTCGGCCCCGGCGGCCCTGACGGGCCTGAAGCTCCCGGAGCGCCGGGCGCGCCGACCGGGCCCGACACGCCCGGAACGCCGGACGCGCCCTGCGGACCCGCAGGCCCCACCGGCGCGACCGTCAGGATATTGGTGGGAACCCCGCTGACGCTCCCCGGCGTGAGCACGAGCAGCGGCGTTCCCTGAGTCATTGTCGATCGCGGACCGCTCATCGCGTGGTCCCCTCGACGACGAACGCGGTGCCTTCAAAAATGCGCTCTTGAAAACCGTTGCTTGCGACGAGCCGCACGAGGTCCACCGTGTATTGATAACCGCCGACCAGGCGCCACAGTCGGCTCTCGCGGTCGATCGCGATCGTGAAACATCCGTTCACGGCATCCGTGATCCAGATGCCGCCATCCGGCGAATGGCATTCGACGATCGCCTCGTGATCGCTCTCGTTGACGCGCATCTCGAGCTTGAGCGTCGAGTTACTGAGGTCGATCGGCGCGACATTGCCGCTCGCATCTTGCGACTGGTAGATGAACGGCACGACCCAGTCGTCGTTCTGCGAGATGTTCATCGTGATGCTGTAGTAAGCCGGGCCGGCCATGGTCTATTTGCGCCTCACCCTCGCGAACAGCTCGTCGATGTCCCGGCGGCCCTTGATCTCGTCGCGCTTGAGGGCGCCGACGGCGTTGTCGTAGGCGATGAACGCGTCGTGGATGTGCTGATACATCTGCTCGGCCATCGAAATGACCTCGGCGTTCGTCATCGCGTAAGTGTTCCAATCGGCGGCGGCCCATACGGTCGTGAACTTGCTGTCGCCGAGCGCGGCGCTGGCCGCGAGCCCGACGAGGTTCTTTGACCTGTCGTCGGTCTTGATCGGCATGCCGTTCGGCGCTGACGCGATACCGGTAATGGTGATGCCGCCGCACTCGGCAAGCCACCTTTGATAGGCTGCGTAATAGGTATTGTTCGCGAAGATAGTCCCGTGCTGCTCGAGGACATCCTGCAGCGATGCGTCGGTTTGCGCGCCCTGGCTGTCGTACGGCCACGGCGTCGGTTGATTGACCTGGCAGAAGTCAGTGTAGTCCTGGTCGGTGGCAGGGACCTGCGCTTGCTGCAGACTCGAGAATATCCGCCCGTCGTCGGCGAGCCAGTACCAATTGAATGGGTTGAATGCCATCGTCCAATGTCTCCTAGGTATATTGGCCACCGGTGCCCTGGATCGGAGTCAGGTTTCCAGGCAGGTATCCGCCGCCGCCGCCGTGCGTGGTGATAATCGAGTTCATTTGAACCTGATAAGGATAGCCGCTGAAGTTTCCCTTGCCCGACATGCTGCCGAAATACATTTCCGCGAAGGAAAGGATCGAAGCGGTGATGAAGCCGCCACCGTTCAGGCCGCCGGCGAGCCCGGGGATCGAGAGCTGCGGGAGATTGCCAGGGTCCGGCTGGATGATGCCGCCGTCGTTGCACATGATGTGCCATCCACTAGGAGCGCCTGGATTGGCCCCCTGCGGGTTTCCGGCGATGATCCACTTTTTGCCGAAGCCGACGACAGCGGCCTGCGTTACGGCGAGATGGCCGCCGCTGCAGGCATTGAACTGGATGTCGTAGAGCGAGACGATCGTGCCGGTGCCGGAGATGTTGGCACCCCACATGCCGTCATTGGTATAGGCGCCGCTGGTCTGCAGCGCGAAGCCATCGAAGACGTGACACGGCCCGCAGTTCTGCCCGATGATCGCCGACACGCCATTGCCGGTGAGGATCACGTTGTCTGGAGTATTGACGTCCCCGATCCAGCTCACCTGGCCGCTGCCGGCGAGGCGCCCCAGCCTCACCCCGGCATACGTTCCGGGAGAGTAGACATAGATGGTGATGTTGTGACCGTTGAGATTGAAATTCGCGATGGTGTTCATCGCCTTCTGCAGAGTGGCAAAAGGCCCGTGAGGCGCCGTGGTCACCGTTGACGAAGTGCCATCGTTGCTGTCGCTCGCTCCTGGACCGCCGACCCAGTAAGAGAGGCTGGTGCTCAGGAAGATCGCCTGGCCATCTTGCGTCGGCGCCGTCGTCCCGACCACGTTCGACCAGGCGAGCTGAAAGTCCGTGCCGTCGAACGCGAGCAGGCCCATTGCGCCGGCGCGCAGCTCCAGGGGATTGATGGGGCTCCGGTCCACCGGATGGACAATGGGAACGAACGGCAAGCCGCTGATGCTAACGGTGGCCGGCGCCGTGTTGTCGTGCGCGAAGATGGTGAGGAACGTCATTCCTGCCTTTAGGGCAGTCACCGGTGGTGTAACTGGTATCGAAACCTGGTTTACAACTCCGACGTCAACGCCGAATATCAGTTGTCCGCTTTGCACTCCCTTCGCGAGCTGGTGGAGATCGGAATTCGACGCGGTCAGTCCGGCATCGGTGATCAGGTTGACGATCTCTCGCTGCGGAAACTCGATCGACGCCGCGGGCGGGATCGAGCCGGCCGTCCCGGTGCTCGGGTTGCCGTTGATATACGGCGCGTTTGGATCGCTCACGCCATAGGGCTGGTTATACTGCATTGAGAAATCCTCACGGTGTCCCGGCGAACGGATCGCCCGGCTTCAGACCGGAATAGTCGTAGATGATCTGAGTATGAGCGGGCTTCCAGCGCTCGAGGATGCACTCGAGGTCGGTCGCGTGGCCTATCCGCAGATGCGGATCGACGCCGCATTGCCCCGACGAGCACCTGAACCACATCAGCGTGCCGGCGTGGACGTGGACCTGCCAGTAATAGCGGTTCTCTGGCGGGCCGAGCCCGTAGTTCGGCCATTCGGACAGCTCGCCGGCCTGGACCGGCTCTCCATTGGGATCAAGGATTACTTGACCCCATTGGTTATGCATGAGTGAGCCGTTGCCGATGACGCGGTTGTCGCCGCACGCATCGATGCCGGCCATGAACGGCCGGTATTCGGTGATCGTTATGTTGTAGCCGAGCTGCGCCGCCGCATCGATGAACCACTGGCGCGATTGTCAGATGGCAAGTGGCGCCCATCGCGTCCGACATGACGCGGAGCACTGAGTTCGGCACGTTGGCGTCGGCGCCGAGGAGCCGGCCGCGGATGGCATCGCGGACGGCGCTGCGAACAGCGGCCAGAGTGGGAGTGGTCCAAGGCATGGTTCAGTGTTCGGCCACGTTCGCGACCGGGCCGCTCGGCAAAATGTCATCCCAGAGGATCTGATATTGCAGCTCGATCGCGAGCCGCGGGCCGCGGTAGAGCGCGATCGTCGCCTGAATGCGCTGCTTGTCGATGCGGGCGACCGAGACGTCCTGGCGCGACGCAAGGCCGATATCGATGAACGGCTGGATCGCCTCGATGATGAAATGTTGGACCTTGACGAGCGTCGAGCCCTCCTGGGCGTTCGAGTCCGCGATCTTCGATCTCTTCAACAGCCACAGCCGCGAGCCGATCGGCCAGCCGCCCCAGATCGTGCCGGCGTCCATGTCGCCCCACCAACCGCGACGGTCGGTCGAGTCAGGATCGGGCAGGATGTCCGTCTCGGCCGCGAGACGATCGGTGCCGAGCGCGACGATGACCGCGGTCGCGAGAGCCTGTGTCTGGTCGAGCGTCCCGTCGCCGAGCAAGAGCCAGTCCGAAGACACCTCGGTCTGGTAAGGAAATGTCGCGTTCTGGACGAGGCGGATGTCGGGCATCAGTCGAACCTGCCGCGATGGTCGATCCAGCCATACGTCTGCACCGATATCGTCGCGCCGCTGGTGCCGGCCCGGCAGCAGATGATCCCGCCCGTGCTGGTCCTGATGTTCAGGCGACCGAACACCGGGATGCTGGCGGCGTAGTTCACGCCCATGTCTTGGAACGTGTAATCAGCCTCGTCCGGCGATGACCAGCCAACTGTAGTGTTGGCGGTCGAATTGTTGAAGGAGGCGCGAAGCAGTGCGTTGACCTGGAAACCGGTGGGCACCCACATCAAGCCGTACACCTGGCGCGCGGCGGTAGGAACTGATACCGACTCCGGTTGATTACCTCCCGTCACGCTGACATGGCCACCAGTGAAACAGGGTACTATCGCGGATGATTTCTGGCTGCTGAGTGAGC